GTGGTAAAGGTAGACCAGCTAAAAGGTTTGTAGCTGTTGATCCTACTTTCTTTGAAGATACTTAAACTACAGGTCTACCTGCAATACGTTCGGCAAAGTCTAGACGTTCTGGTGATAACGGATCTACAGGTGCTTGTGTAGTTTGTATAGGTGCTACATTAGGTAATTGTGGTTGCATGACTAATGGAGATAAAACTTTATCTCTTAATTTTTGATAAGTTGTAATTGTATCTTCCTGTGCTTCGTCCAATTCTTCATTTGTAATACCGACTGCTGTAGCACCTAAGTCAGCAGTATCTTCTAATAAATTAGATATACCTGATCCTATTGGTACAATTTCACCATCTAACATTCTTAAACCAAATTGTCTAAGTGTAGTGTTGAATATCTGTAAAGCTTTGCTAATTGATCCTTGATCTGATCTAGACATCAAACGCACAAAAGGTGGGAAAGTTATTAATTCTCTTGCTATAACTAGAGCAGCAACAGTGGGTATGTTAGCTAAAGGAGCAAATACAATTGCAGCGGACAAACCAGCGGCAATAAGTCCACCAGCTGCACCACCTCTACCAGGCTCACCAGCAGTTAAAACATCGACTTGTTGTTGAAATGCTCTCAAACCTCTTCTTGTTTCAGCTCCAAACATAGCATCAAGTGTTTCATCACCATAAGAGTCAAGAGATGTTTTTAAATTTTGAGCTTTAAATAGATCTGTAATATTGCCCTCACCATTCATGTCAATAGATCTAGCTAATAGTTTTTGCATACTTGCTTTTTGTATGTCGTTAAAAACTGTTTCATCAACAGTATTTCGTAAATTATTTATTACAGTAGCAGAACCAGGTCTAAATATAGTATTTACTGTTTCTTCAATAGTTTTTTCTGGCAAATCAGCTATAGCCCTAGTTTTTTCAAACTTCATTCTTTTTTCTGTAGCGTCTGCAAGTCTTTTAAGCTGTTCTACAAATATCTTGCCTTGATCACTTGGGTTTAAACCACGAGCTGCGTTTCTTGCTGTAATGTCATTAATTAAGTTTCTCAGTTCTTTTGGTTTTGGATTAAAGCCTATATCGTTTAACTGATTAATTGTAGCTCTTACTTGTGCACCAGTTGAAATTCTGCTCACAGGATCTGTAAATAAAGAGTCAAACTTTTCTTTACCATGCAATCTTTCAAACTTTAATATTTCTCTGGCAAATTGAGTAAAGTTTACATCTGTTAATTCATCTTTGGTTGCTTCATACAAAGCATCAGCAAACAACCTATTTTTTAAATCAGCTTTAAGTTTTGCTTCATAATAGTTTGGTATTACATTTCCATCAGCATCTGTTCTTTGATAATATTTATCTATTTTTACGTAATCATCATATTCTCGCAAAGCTTGAAAAATATTATCTAAATCTTCTTTTGTTCCTGCAATTAAAGCTTTTGAATAAACTTCTTCCGCATTAATAACACCTTTACCAGCTTTAATAACTAAACCTTGCATTATTTTATTATCAAAAGGTTGCATACGCTCAGCGTGATGTTGATTTGCTGTTCTTAAATCTTCCATCGCTTTTGCTATTAAATTACGCTCTGTTTTATCAAGTCTAAATCCCTCTTTAGCTAATGCTGCTAATACTTCTTCTTCAAAATCTTCACCTAATTCTGTTAGGATGCTGTTGGTGTTCTTTGTTCCTTTTTTACCAATACCATAATCGTCATAAACACGCATAACATTTTCAACAAGTTTTCTTTCATCTGATTTTTTTGCTATTTCATGTAAAAATCTTCGTATATAATTAGCGTCATTTCTAATCATTCTTAAATCATATTGACCATTTTTTGCTAGCTCTATTGCTTCATCTAAATTGTCTTCAAGCTGTTTTCTAATATTGTTTGGTATATCTGCGGCAGGATCTGTCAGCCGTTGCATTGTCCCTTTCTTTTTGGGTTTGTCTAACTCAACCATTCTTCTGGCTCTTTGCAGATGTTTAAGCACAACATTGTTAATAACCTTGTTAATTACCTTTGCTTTGTTTTGTTCTAATTCTGTTCTAAATATTGGATTATTATTAGCATCAACAGCAGCTTCTGGTTCTCCTCTTCTATTAATGATAAATTTTCTATCTTCAGGAATTAACTTACCTTCTGGATCTCTTATAAAATTACCATCAGGGTCTGTCTTATAATATCTGAAGTTAACAAGTTGTTTATCTACGGCATGATATAGCTCACCGCTTGATTCCATCGCAGCACCTTGTGCTTTAGCCACTGTATCTTTTAATTCCTCACCAAATACTTTATTAACTGGTATGTTTCCATAATCACCAACTTCTAAAATGTCTGCTCCAACATCATCTAGTAATTTACGTAATGACTGTGTAACTTTTTGTTCTTGAAGACGTAAATTTTGTAAAGCTGCATTAACCTGTTCGTCTAAGCCTTTTTTTGATGAAACTGAAAGACTTTGATTTAGAGCTTCTTTTTCATCTTTTATATTTCGTAAAATACTATTTAATGCTGCACGTAAATATGCTGTATTAGGTTTTCGTCTTCTTTCGTTACCTAAAACTTGTTCTACAATCGCTTGATAGTTTGCAGGTAATTTTTGACCAAATACTTTTCTTGATGGTAAAAATCCTTTAGATAATTGATAATCAAATCTTTTTACTTTACCTTCTTTAGCAGCCTTCAATATTTGATCGTTAGTTAAGGGTTTACCAGCCTGTTCATCTAATTTTTTAACATCAGCCCAACTTAAATTTCTTGATGCAACAAATCCTATTCTTTGGTTTTCTATAGGTGCTGTTTTACCTAAAATTCCTTTAAATATTGCACCAGGTATTTCACCAAAAACGCCCTGACCTACAGTACCGATAACAAACTCACCTTTTAGCATGTCCTCTATTTCATCTGCGTCTTGTAATTGAAAGCCCTCTATAGCATCTAAATATTCCTCTCCAGCCTTACCGACAGAAGTTGCAGCGCCAGCTACAAAAGTTCTTGCTAATCTTTTCCTATTACCCAAAAGAGCTGTAACGCCTTTTACCAATTTTGCTTGTGGCAAAAAAGCAGCTATTGTTGTTAAAACTGGGCCAGCAATACCACTCATGTCAGCAGCATCGCCAGTCATCATGTTAAAATCGTTTTCATCAATTATGGTATTTTGTTCTATTACAGTACCATCTTGAAGTTTTACAGTTTTTACAGGTAAGCCTAATAAACGTAAACCATCAGGTGTTAGTGCTAGTTGGCCTTTTGTATTTCTTATAAAACCTTTATCTCCAACAATATTTTGTGCAACTCCTTCTTGTGAATAAGGATCTGTTGTGGCTCTAACTCTAGCCATAATATCGCCAAGAACTTTGTTTTGTTCTTTATATGGATCATCTGGGTCTTTTGATATTTCAGCTCTACCAAGCCTTTGCCTTAAAGCCCTGCCTTCTTTAGGTTTTATTTTTCTCGGATCTACACCAGTTTCATAATCAAAAAAAAGCTTATCATAAAATGGTGAAACTGCACCTTTTGCTATTTCAGCTCTTGTTTTTTTTCTAGCTTCATCTTCATTTCTAGCTTCTATAATATGTGCAACGCCAGGTGCTATATTTACTCTAAACTTAGGCATTATAAGTCTATGGTGGGTATGCTTACGGATGATACAGTAGCATCTTTAATGTAATCCAAAGCATTATCAAAATCAAAGTTATTAATAAAGTTAATTAAATCATAATTTTTCATGTAAACAGGCGAGTTGAATTGTGCAAGATCAAAGAAAGTTTTAGCAGAGGTGATTTGATCCCTTGATTGTTCCAAGTTGCCAATTATATTTTTCCTACTATCTCTAAGTTTTTTCAATGAAACAGCTCTTGGTGTGCCCAGTTTTATATCACCGAACACGTCTTCAACAATTGTTCTATCTAAATTAGAAATAGTTCTACCAGATTCACCAAGTATTTCTCTTACGTTTGCTTGTCGTAAAACTTTTAATAGAGCATTAGCTCTTGTACGTGGTTCTAGATCTTCAAAACTTTTACCAGTATCTGATTTAATTGCTGACTCAATCATATCTGTTGCTTCACCAAAAAACCCTTTAACACCAGTAGCATCTTCTGTTTCTAGAATTTTTATTACAGTATTTAGGTTTGATAATGTATTTTCACCTTTTTTAAAATCTCTAAGACTTTGATTTAGCTCTTCTTCATTAGTTTTTATCTTGTCTAAATCAGATATTGAAGGAGGTTCTTTACCAGCCAAATTTGCTTCTATCTCTAGCAATCTCTTAGCATCTTCAAATTTTCTTCTTTCTTGCGATTCAAGTAGTTCTCTTGCAGTTCTTTCTTCTGCTGCTTTTGCAGCGCCAACAGCAAGCCCTTCACCAATTTGTCCAGTAGAGACTAAACCAGCACCAACATTTCTTATAAAATCCAGGAACCTATCAGAACCAAATATTCCTGTTGTTTCTTTGGGTGCATCTGGCAATTCAGCTTCATTAAAGCTCTTTAAATCAGCATCAGTAATAGAGGTGTCTACTTTTAATAAACTAGGTTTTATATCATCTACACCAAACTTATTTTGTGCTAAAGCGTCTATCGGTGTTACATCTTGATCTTTGTATCTTAATCCTGTCTCTTTGTCGTAGTATTGATCACCACTTGGTTCTTGTATATCATCTAGTAGGACTGTAATTTCATCTAAACCTGATAAGTTTTCTGGAGGCATATCTGGTAATGGTGGTCTGTCAGTTGGTATTAGTTCACCAAATTCATTTCTTCCTTCCATAGCTTCTTCAAAAGTTTTTCTTCTTGCATCTACGTCAAACTCAGCAATACCTAAAGTTTGACTTATTGGATCATCTTTTATTTCTTGTTCTATTCTTGCAACATTAGTATCAAATTCAGCTTGACCAACTTTACTAGACACATCTTCATCTCTGAAATCGAAAGAAGTTTGATCTTCTTCAGCAGGTACAGGTGTTGGTTCTTTAATTTGTTCTATTTCTTCTTGAAAATCAGTAATGGGTGTTTGTGTTGCAAGTCCTTTGCTTAATAATTCTTCTAATATTTGTGAACGATTTTCTTCTCTGGTAGGTACTAAAGGCTCAAACTCTTTTTTAGTTCCTGTTCTAAAATCAAAGCTACTAATATCTTTAAGTCTATCGATACCACCAAACTCGCCAACAAAACCAGCAATACCTCTCAAAGGACCTTCTGCACCTCTAAGAATTCCTCTTGATAAATCAAAAGCAGCAGTACCTAAGTCGTCAATTCTTGCTTGTGATGACAAGTCTCCTGATATGCCAAAAGGTTCATCCGATAGTCTGTAGGTGTCTAATTCTTGTAAAATTCCTTCACCGAGTAACAGTTGTCCTGATTTATAACCATTTAACAGAGGATATGCTATCTGTGACTTCAGTGTTATGTCTTTGAGAAAGCCAGGATTTATTTTTGTTGTTTTTCTTGTTTCACGATCAAACACTTCATAAGAACCCAATGTATTAGATGCTCCACCAGCCTGAAACATTTTACGATTCATAAAGTTCATTAACTGCTTCCTTGTCTTGGAGCCAAAGCTCCGTAAGCACTAAATGCAGCACCTAGTCCTGCAGCAGTAGGATCTGTTGGCATACCATATTGTGAATCAATCTGCGTTCTTGTTTGTTGATAACCTGGTAACATAGAACCAATTTGCCCTAGCACACCTAATGGTCTTTGTTGTTGTCCTAGCTGTTGTTGATATATTCTGCTTAATCCAGTTTCTTCTATTCCTCTACCAGTCGCACCAAAGCCAGCTAACTCACCTCTTTGTCCAGATCTTAATGCTTCTTGTGTTCTACCAAGATCAGTCATTTGTCCACCAAACCCAGCTAATCTTTGTGCTAAATTACCTGCGGCACTGCCTCGACCTGTGCCGATACCTATTAAACCTTGTGCACCAGTTCTTTTAGCTTGTTGTTGTCTTGCAAACTCTCCAAGACCAGTTCTTTGTGCTTCACTAAATCCTTGTTGTCTGATTCTACCTAACGCTTGTGCTAAGCCTTCGCCTAACGCCTCTCTACGTTCCATAGCACCAAGTCTTGCTCTACTACCACCAAATGCACCAGCACCGATCTCACGAGCTCTAGCAGCTATATCTTGTTGTTCACCAGCTTCAAGCACATCATCTATGGTTTGTTGTACTACGGCATCTTCAAAAGGGTTATAAAACTGTTGTGTCATACTAGGATCATAAGCACCCATAGTATCTTGATATATTTGTTCTGCTTGTGTGTAGTATGGATCTTGTAGTTGTTCTGCTCTTCTTGATTGAGCTATAGCTTGATTTACCAAATCTCTATTTTGTTGTAAGAATGGTTCAAAGCCTCCTATACCTGCTACAGCTTGTTGTCTAGCTAATAACTCTAGTGGTGTAAGTCCTGCTGTTTGTTGTAAAGGAACATCACTACCTATAAGGTTTGCACCTGCTTGTTGAAGTTGTTGAAAGAAACCTGGAGAATCTTGTGTCCCAAAATATAGAGATCTGATTAGTGGATCTGTTAATGTTTCTGCCGTTGCTTGTTGTGTTAAAACAGGATCTATTGCACCTATAGGCATAGTTGTTTGGGGTACTGCCCCCACATCTGTTGCCACTGCAGCTGGCGAGGTAGGGGCAGATTCAAAAATAGGCACAGCTGGTTTTTGAACTCTATTTCCACCCATGCCTTGGTTTATTGTAGGAACTGGTGGGTCAAAAGTATTTGGACCTTTATTTTCTATATTTGTAACAACATCTTCTGGAAGAGTTGCTGAAATCGGCACTCTACCCAAACCAACAGTAGAATCTGGCGGCGTAACGCCTGCTGAACCTATAATAGTGCCATCTGGTCTAAAAACTTCTGTTGGTCTTATACCTGGGCCAAAACCAAAATCTTCTAAAGGTTTTGATAAACGTGCATTTCTTTCTTTTATTGGCGTGCCTGTTAATCCTATACCTACCTGAGTAAATAAAGGATTTTCAAAACTTCCTAATGGTCTTGTATTTGTATCAGCATTTGATGGGGTTGGCCTTGGTCGTGGTCTTCTTGGAGGTCTTATTGTTGGACCAGGAGGAATTACTGGTTCTGGTCTTCTAAAAATAGGATTAATACCTGTAATGTTTTCAGGTCTGCCTATAGGAGCCATAATATTTTTTCTGAAATCTCTTATCATATTTTACCAATTTCGTTAAACTGCTCAAATGTTTTCATAAGCTTATCCATATTCTTTGCACCTTTTTGTCTATCAGGTGCACCATTAGGTATAAGTTCTATTCCAGTTTCGGTTTTTGTTACCTTAAAGCCACCTAAACCATTGTTTGCAGCAGAAGTCATCACAAACTCACCATCACTTAACATGGCTGGTATATCATCGCTTGTGCCCGTACCAGGACCTATCGATGGACCTCCCATTCGCAAATCAAGTTCGTTTTCCATCAAGCCACCCTCTGCCGCGGCTCTTATGCCTAAATCAAAACCTGTGAATGTAGGTGCAGGCATAAGATCAGGTCTTATTGATTGTCTTATGTCTTTTAAACCACCTTCTTTATCTTTAAAGTCTTCTTTGACAGCTTTACCATAAAGTGCAGCTAAAGCCATTAAACCACTATTATCTGGTAACATGCCTCGTAAACCACCAGCTTCTTCACCTCGTTCTTTTGTAAAGTCGGACTCTCTGCCTTTTATTAAATCTTCAATTACACCAATTCCACTCTGTCCTTTAGTTCCCCCTAAAACTCGTCTAAAAATATTAGGATTTCTGACCTGACTATACATAGGCTTGTCAACATCACTCATAGCAGCGTATTCTTCAGCAGAAATTACATTATCAAACTGGTCTTTATACATTACATCCTGTTGACGACCTCCAAATAAATTACTACCAATACCAGCTATGCCACCTCTTATAGCTTCTGCCGTGCCAAGTATACCTTTACCACCCAATAAACTTGAGCCAATGCCACTTGGAATACCTAAAGCACTTCCCACACTACTTAATGCCCCACCCAAAACATTACCAACTCCAGGTATTAATAATGGTAAAGCAATAGGTGCTACCTTTTTCACTACTTTTTTTAAACTTTTTCCTAGTTTCTTGAGGAACCCAAACTCTGCCATACCTGTAATAGGGTTGATAGACATACCATCGCCAACAGTATACTGATTAGGATCTAAGCCCACAGCTATCATTTCTTGTTTAATTGTTTCTTGTGTTTCAGGAGAAAGCACTGGTGGTACTACCATCTCTCCTGGTGCTACGTGGGCAAGCATGGTGTCTTCTCCTCTACCTAGACCTGCTATACCGCCTGGATTTTCAATATCTATCATGCTCAAATCATTCCTCATTACATTTTAGCCAAAATACTAATAAGTATCTATTGCCTGATTCTACTGCAAGTCCCCTGTGCATATGCGTAAAACTAGGAAATATTAGAGCGTGGCCAGTTGGTAATGGCTCGACTGTACCACGTTTTAAAAACTCAGTTCCGCCACCTTGGTAATCACCTGTATTTAAAGGCACTACCATACTTATATCAGCACTTGCATCATGATGCCAAGCACCTTGTTTTTTATCCCTTAAATTATAGTTTGCTATTTGTATTCCGCCACTATCTACGTGCCTATTCCAAATATTCAAAAATATAGGATTACCTATAGTATATATCGTTTGCATCAAAGATTGAAAGATTTGTGGACAATTATCTTGAAAAGTTATTTCTGGTATTTGCCTCAAATCATCTTCTTCTGGATTAGGATTAAAGCCATAATGTCTTTCTAAATTATGCATTTCGTCTAACAAAACATTACAAAACTTTTCCGAAAAAAAAGGCACTGTATACACGTCTTTCAATGGCTCTTTTATAATTTTATCTAAATCGGTGTCTTTTCTATCACTTACGCCACTATCCTCGTAAAAATCTACTATAGGTTGTATAGAACTTTTAACAGCGTTCAGTGTATCTGCTTGTATGTACCAATCACTTGGGTACATAAGTAAAAGGTTTTTTGGTTGGTATATCAGTTGTTCTGCTGTGTTAATCATAATTCTATTGTTATATCACCGTTAGTTTTTACAGAGACACTACCAACATCTGATGTCATTTCAAAGCCTTTGGGCAGAGACCTTTCACCAATATCTATCCATTTATTGCCAGTATAGACTTGTAGCACACCAACTGTAGTATTCCAGATAATACTTCCATCGTTAAATAACAAAGTATTTTTTTCTGCATCAGATATTTGTCTTACATTATCTAAATCTACTGCACCTAAATTAATTTCTAGTATTCTAACTAATCTATTAAAAATATCCGATGTAACTTGTTGATTAGCTACAGGTAACTGTGTTTGTAATATTTTGCTCATCTTTTGCCATCTGGCTTTATATCTATACGTGTTGCTCCCAATCTCCAACCTATACCTAGATTACCATCGTTTGTAGCATCATCGTCCGATTCAAACCTCAAAGCTATTTGTCTAGATCTACTACGCACAAAGGCTTGTTGTGTATTTGCGCTAATTGCGCTTGTAGAATTAATTGTTTGAGTATCACCAGGAAAATTTCTTGTTTTTAAAACTATGTTTACATTACAGTCATTGTCATTTTGTATAAACTTATAATCAGGTATTATTCTTCTTATAAAACTAAATTGATTACCATCACCTATATCCATGTCTGAGCTTTCGATAAATACATTAGTCATCGGTGATCCATCATCATCAAAACCAGATTCATGTTTAAATAGTAAATTATCACCTGTTGCACGAGGGTAATTTTCTGTGCCTGAATCAATCCAAGCAGTCCTTACAAGTTGACCATAGAACCATAAATTTTCTGCATAATTGTATATTACATATCTATCTATCTCAGTTGCACTAGCAGAGCAATAAAACCAACCTACTTCATTTTTGTCAGATATTGTAAATGCATTAATTTTAAATGATTGAGTAATATTTATATCGTTAAACACATAGTTGTGCACAGAACAGGGTAAATGTTGCACTGATCCGTTGTAAACATAAAAGTTGTTGTAACTCATCCAATAAACGCCTTGAGGTGCAGTAACGGCAGCTTTTGGACCTACTAAACCAGTGCCCTCGTTGATAAGATTTACGCCAAAAGTAAATGGCGGTCCAATAAACTGCATACTATACAAAGCTGTATCAGTCCAAATTAAAGTTTCTTGTCTAGATTTTACTGCACCAATAATTGAAGAACCACTTGATAATCTTAATGAGCCCGCAGTATTTGTTGTTAATGGCTCAAACTCTAACTCATTTTCTTGGTCGCTAAATGCTACTAACATAGGATCTATTACTCCAGTTCTAGAAGAACCAGATATAGGATCTGCACCTAAAACTATAAGGTGCCTATCTACTTCAGATGTTATAACTTGTAAGGCTTTAGTTGGAACTAAATTTGCTCCAGTTATACCTGATAATTCAACTGCTCTTGTTGTTACGGTATTGTTTTCAGTCCATTTAAATATGCCAGCATTTCTTTGGTTTATAATTAAGTCTTCACCAAAATTATCGTGTGTCCATATTCTTAGTTGATTAGTATCACTCAAAGCACCTGTGCTACCGAAAGTGCCAGATCCCCAACTATTTATGCCCCAGCCTGTGCCTGGAATATAAACGTCTAGACCCACATTTACCTGATAAGCACCTACAACAGATGATCCTCCATTACCTGTATCTGAAGAATTTGCTGTCACTGTTACACCAGATGTATTTTTTGCTTCTATTGTGTAACTATTGTCATTAACTATAGTTGATATTTGATATTCTTGGTTCAAAACATTTGAGTTGATGTTACCACCAAGTGAAACAGCACCTGAAAATGTTACAAAATCATTTTGAACAGCGCCATGCGCTGTGTCAGTAACAGTAATTGTGGCGTCCCCATCGCCCACTTTGGCAAATGTAACATCACCAGCAGATGTAGTTGACCTGATAGGCGTAATATCGTTGAAAACAGTTCCTGATTCTATGTAGTATTTAAATGTTGTACCTAACCCTAAATACTTTGTGCCACTTAATGAAATCCAACCATGTAATGCTCTTGTCGTACCCTCATATGTGCTTGTGCTTACTTTTTCCCAACCACCAAACTTTTCAGGCCTACCTTTTCTAAATCTAACTAAATTACAATCAAACCAGCCCCCTTCATTATCGTAAGCTGTGCCTTCTCTGTTTATACCTGGTCTAAATATAAGTTTTTGTAATGGCATCTACACCTCAGTCCAATCTTTACCTTCAAACAACAGAGCTTCTGCTTCTCTTCTTCTAACTAAACCTTGTAAAACTTTGCCACCAGCTTTGTTCCATCTTTTGATTTGTGCTGGTACGCCTTCGTAATCTTTAGCATTTAAAACTTTTAATAAAGTTGAAGATTTTAGAGATTGTGGTCCTAAGTTGTAGCAAAATGAACACAAAGAATCAAACTGATTTTGTTCTAAATTTACTTCTACAAGATCATTTACATAACCATCATATTCTTTTATTTCATGTAATAGCAGTTTGTCTGCATCCTCTTGGCTTATAGAATCACCTTCTTTTACACCTTTTGTAGATCCATATCCTATCGTCCAAACACCAGCCGCACATTTGTAAGCTTCTAACTCGCAGCCTTCAAACTTTTTTATAAGAGCTATGCCCTCTTGAGATATTTCCATATTAGTCTCCTTTTTCTGGGGAATGAGATGCTCCGAAATAAAACGAAATAATTGCACTCGCTAGTCCTCCAAGATAACCCAATACTAAATTAATTAATGCTTCACTGTTTTGTTCTGGTGGTTGTAAGGTCACTAAGAATATATAACCTAGAAATCCACCAATAGTAAATAATCCTATAATCCGTGCAGTCCAATCTTTACTGAACATACCTCTGGCGTGTTGTTTGTCTTGTGTTTCAAGTGTAAACACATCTACATCAAGCTCTTTCATTTGCACTTCAAACTCTTGTTCTGCTTTTTTTAATTCAAGCATTTGCTCTGGCGTTGCATTTTGCATAGCTTGTTGTATAGACTTTTGATCATTAGATACACCAAGAACTTGTGCAATTTTATTCATAGCCATATTGCCTAACGGACCGCCCATAGCAGATCCAAGTGTAGGAGCAACTGCCCCTACAATATTTTTTAACATACCTTTCATATCAGAAACCTCGTTAATACTGCAATACCAATAGCACCAATAAAACCAAATACCCCAAAGGTTGCAGCTTTTATTGTTGAATTTATATATGTAATTTCTTGTTTAATATCAGAAAACTCATTGAATGCGGTTTTCCAACGCTCGTGTGATATAGTTTCAAGCTTAGTAAGTCTTTCTGCTACGTCATTTACTGTCATTTTTTTATCTATCATCTTGTAACGTATATATTTTAATAGGTTTTTCTTTACCTTTTACAAAAATACTTTCAAGTTCCTTTAGCATAATTTGATCACTAAAGGTACTTGAATTGATAGTATCATAACCTATAACAATATCTTCTCCAACTTCCTTAGTTGAGCTTTCAAGCCTAGCTGCAAGGTTTACTGCATCACCTATAGCCGAGTAATCAAATCGAGTATCACTACCCATATTTCCAACAACTGCATATCCTGTATTGATTCCGACTCCAATCTCTACACCAAGATTTGCTTTTTTAAATTTTCTTTGTATGTCTTGTGCACATAAAACTGCCATAGTTTCATGGTTTGCGACATCTATTGGTGCATTAAATATAGCCATCATGGCATCACCAATATACTTATCTACCATACCGTCATATTCTTTAACGGTATCAGCTTGAATTGTTAAAGCTTTATTCATTATTTCAGTAACTTCTTCTGGCTCTAGTTTTTCAGACATAGCCGTAAAGTTTCTAACGTCAGTAAAAAGAAATGTGCAATATCGTCTTTCGCCACCTAATACTAAAGATTCAGGATTTTCTTGTAATTTTTTTACTTGCCTTGGATCAAGATAATGTTCAAACTGTTTTTTAATCTGTTGTCTAAGTTTGTATTGTTGTCTAAATCTTAAGTAAAAAGCTATTGATCCTGTTATAAACTCTGATATTAACGTCCAAGATACATCTATAAGTAACCCTTTTTGTATAAACATGTAGCCCATAACACCAGTAATTATCATCAAAAGTGTAGCTACAGATATACCCCAAGTAATACCTAGCAAATGCAACGCAAACCAAACTATACTTACAAAAATTATTAAAGTTAGTAACTCAACAGCTAAAGCGTAATCTGGTATGTAAGGACTATCTTGTATTAGTATAGATTCAGCTAATGCGGTTTGTATCTTGTGTGGTTCAAGCAGTCCAACAGGCGTGGCTACTTGTGGCATAACACCGTTTGCTGTTACGCCTACAAAAACAAATCTACCGTTGACATTCATTTCTTGTAAGTCTGTTTGTTCAGTATCTACCCAACTAATCCATTTACGGCCAAGACTATCTGTTTT